CTCCTGTGTGTATGTGTGTGGGTTGTCCTTTTGACTTCCCTACTTATATTTATAACAAAAAAAAGAGCCCCGAGGGGCTCTTTGAAATCAGTTATGATTTAGATTACTACGACTTAAAGAAGATTTAACACTTCAAATGATCTGTAGTAAGAGTTGGTAGAAGTAGCTGCCAATCCAGATGCCGGAGTCGCTCCTACGAATGGGTTTGAAACCATACCGTAACGAGTTTTGAAACCGATTTTTGGTTGGAAAGTATTTTCACCAACTGCACGAACCATTTGCAATGGAACGTATGGGCAATAGAATAGTCCAGCATCAAACGGATTTGATCCTCTATATCCAACTGTTACATACCCTTCACCTGCACTCACGCCAGTAGGTCTAGTAGACGCACTTGCGTAATATGGGTCGATATACACTTTAAAGGATCCGTTAAGGACACCTGCAAATGTATTTCCAGTGTCATCAACATTTAAATTAGTTGATAATGCTGGAGCATAGTCTAATACACCGGCCATTGCTAGTGCTGACGCTACATCACTAGAACATAGGATAAAGTTGCCTTTACCTCTTCGTGTTTGTCGTGCTATAACATTAGCATTTCTTTCAATGTGGTACATAAGACCTTTAAATTTCTCAACTGACCAACGACCAGATGAATCAACATCTAGGTTAAATTGACCGTTGACAGAAGTACCTGTTAGGTTAGCTTCTGATGCAACACCTTCAATCTTGGCTTGATCATTAACATTTCTAACAACTTCTCTGTTGATTTCCGCTAGGATTTCACCAGAAAGAATGTTTGCTAGTTCTGTTTCTGCGTCAAGGCCATGAATTGCTTTAAGGTCTTGTGCGAGTTCTATAGTGTACTCAGCTTTTAGCGCTCTGCTTTTTGCGGTAACTGTAGCTTTTTCGATTGAGAATGACATTTCTGCGATAGACGCATCAATTTCAGCTGCTGCCGTAGTATCACCCGTACCTGTTGTGTAGCCTGTTTGAATTGCAGTGTTTGCAGAACTAGACGCGAATGGGTCTGCTCCTGCGTGTGTACCTGCTGCAGAGTAATCAGTATCAGCTTCGTTAAATAACGCTTCTGTTCTGGCTACTGCAGATGTACTGTCAACATATCTTGCCTTCATCGCGAAGATAAGACCTGTTGGACCAGTCATAGGTTGTACACCACATATATCATATGCTACCAAGTTGGGCATTGCTCTACGAACTAGTGAAATTAGAATTGGATCCCAGTTTGCTGCTGTAGCGGTTGCACCACCAGGTGCTCCTGCAACAGTACCAGTACCGGCTCCAAGTGCTTCTGTTAAAGCACCTCTATCTTCTGTCATTGCTCGTTCTTGATTTTCAAGAATAACTGACGTTACAGCTCTTTTGTAGCTATCTTCGATCTTTGGAAGATCGGGATGCTCTAGAACTGGTTGCCACTTCTCTTGAAGTGATTCTGACATAAACATTGTTTATATCCCCCTCATTGTTGCTAAATTAATCATCTAACTTAGCAAATTTACTTATTGCGGCAGTATAACCAGACATACTTGGATTCGCATTTTGTACTTCATCAGTACTCAATGGATCAGTATCACTGGAGGCCACAGTTGTATCGTCAGAGACAGCTTCAAACTTTCCAGACTTGAAGTAAGCTTCTTTCAATGTAGAAACTTTCTCTTGGAATTTTTCTGCATCTTCGTAGTCTACGTCTTCTGTAAGGCCTTTTAGCCGCTCTTGATCACTATCAGCTAGGTCTTGTGAGGCCTCACCAATAATTTTATCACGTTTTAGTTCTTCAATATCTTGAGATAAAGAAATATTTTGTGCTACTTCCTCATTCAATTTATCTTCAGTAGAATCAAGTCTTCCTGCTAGTTCTTCAACTACATCAAACTTGTCTTCTGGAACTTCAACGTAATGTTCCTCAAATAGTTTTTTCAAACCATTTATGAAATCTTCTGTGAGTTCGGATTTTAATCCTCGCTCGATTGCTAATTCATTTTCTTTAACCCAGTCTTCTGCAACATAGTTAAGATAAGAATCGACTTTTTCAGTCAGTTCTTCTTTGATTTCTTCAACAGCAGCATCAGTATCTTTTTGAGACTGTGCTTCTACTTCTGTAATCCTTTCCTTAACTTTTGTTGAAACCGCGGCTTCAAAAATTGTTCTAGCTTTTGTTTTGAATTCTTCGGATAAATCTTCGTCAGCAACTAAAGCTTCTATATCTGCAGTCATATCGACTTCATAAGATTCTTTTTTCACTTCTTCTTCTTCTTCTTCTTCGTCTTGTTTTGTGGACTCGACAGAAGTTGTCTGTTTCTGAGTTGTTTTAGAAGTACCTTTATCTTCATCTCTGTCACCTTCAGTTGCGTCCTTTGCAGGATCTCCAACAGCTGGATCTAAAGATTCAATAAAAGATTGAACTTCTTTGATAGATTTATCTTTAAGAGACTCTATTACCTTACGAATTAAGGCATTTCGACTTAGTGACTCTGAAGTTTCTTCTTCGTCGCCATCATCTTCGTCTTCTTCACTTAAGCTACTGTGTGCAGCTCTAAGTGTTTTAGCATCCATTTCTTTCATAGATGCAACAGCGTGTTTCAACAAATCAGCTTTAGACATTTCTTCTAATGAAGGAGCTGTAGAATCATCTTCTACCTCTTCTTGATTAGGGATAGATGTCTTATCTACTTTTGTTACGCCGTCTGAAGGTTCTTCGATAGGATCTTGCTTTGTAGCCGCATTAGTCTTTGGTGCAGGTTTAGTTGCATCGCCGGCCTTTTTGGCAGCTGCAGAAGCATGTTTTTCAGCATCAGGGTCAGTTTTCGATTTCGCTGCTGGAGCGGCATCGCCTTTCCCAGGAACTTCGTGTTGAATTTCCTTTTTCTCGTCTGATACGCCTTCCGAGATTACTTTCTCAATGGTATTTTCTAATGTTGACATTAGATTGTCTCCCTATAAAAATAATATTATTAATTCTAATATTATCTAGTATTTATACATTATAAGTTTTCAAGAAAGTCTCTAAATACTTTTAATTTCGTTTCTTGAAGTTTGTGTGTCTTAGCTCGTTTAATTGAATTTTTATAATCTTCAATTTTCTGAGCTTTGATCACGCCATTATCCCAAATCCATTCAACTCCTTCCATTACGCCGTTTACGAACGCGTCAGGAGCAGACGGATCTGCTACGATATCAGCAGCCGTAGCTAACTGAAAATCTGATTGCACCAATTGAGTTCCGCCTAGGCGATTACTCTGTTTTAATGAACCCATACCCCTACTTGAAACACCAAGTCTAGCACCATCGGCTAGTAAACTCTTGACAATTTCTCCCATAGGAGTAGATAAAATTTTTGCTTTTCCGACATAGTTGTCACCATCTTCGGTTAAGCTTTGAATTAGATGAGATGTTCTCTCTAAATTAATTGTTGGTCCTTCTGGATGCCCTAGCTCTCCATAGGCCCTTTTTTGGTCGATAAATTCTTTAGTATATCTACCAACTTCTTTCTGCATTACCTCTTTTGGGTATATGCGACCGTTTTTGTTTTTTACTTCAGTCTGTAACATAATACCTTCAATAAAGACAGATTTTTTACCGGTTTTCGGATCTGCTTCTACGATATATTCTACATTGTCACACCACTGTTCTGATATTAGTTTCATTTGTTTTTCCCTCGTTAAAACGCTCCGTGAATATCCATGGAGTTGCTATACATTTTCTTCGCCACATTTAAACACCTCATCATAATTTCTGTTCTATACTTTATAAGGTTTGGACTCATGTGACCTTCAAGTTTATGAATCACCATTATACTATCCATAATTTTTTCTTCTTTTTTAAGTCCCATCAGTTTAGCTAACATTTTAACTGACTCACCATGTCGATTCATGTCAGTTAATCTCTCTAACTTAGCTAAATCACGTTTACCCATCTCTTTTACTTCACCCAACCAATTGATCTCTTTAAGGATATCATCTGTTTTTGTACGAGTGATAACTTTTTGAAGAAAATCCATTCCTTCAGCTACATCTTCACCCATAAGTTTAACAAATTGATTAGCTGATTTTTCAGCCGTTTTCATATCCTTAAAAATACCAAGTTCTTCTGGTACTTTAGCTGACTTTGGTTTTACCCAAACTCTAACTTTCTTAGAACCTTTCTTTTCAGCATGATAAAATACATCTGTTTTCTTTATCTTAGTTCTTGAAATCTCTAATTTCTTAGCATCAGCTTTGAAATTAATTTCATCTAACTGTGTTCTTAGTTCTTTAAACGATATCATACTGTGAACGTCCAATCCTTTTTCCAACCTGGTCGATATGTTGTATAATCGTCAGGTGATCTATCTTTAAAACCTGCTACTTTCGTAGAAAAAACTTTACCATTAAGTGTAATAATTCTTTGACCTGCAAACTGTTTAGCTACTAATTGTGCAACTTCTTTTGCTGGTGCTCCATTACCCTTAATATGCATTGTACCACCTTTCTTCATAGAATTACCCTTATACCAGTCTAAAGTTACTTTTTTAGCTTTATATTCTGTTTCAAATGATTGTGGATTATCACGATTAGTCTCAGCCCATTCAATAGTTACAGCCTCATTAAGCTGAGCTTCATATAAATATTTTTCTAATTGTAATGACCCTGACATTTACTTATACTCCCCTTTGTATCCCTTTCCTGATACTGATTTTCCGACAACCTCTGCATCTTTAGCTAGTTTTTTATACAAATCTGAAACATCTTCATCATTATTATTAATGTATATCTGTGTTCTTCCTTTAGATGATCCCATACCTTTATTTTTATAGGATCCAAACTTTTTAATACCCTTCTCTTTAGCGTAAGCTGTTACAACTTTAAGAGCTTTTTCTTCATCTTCTTTTGAAGAAAAATTTAGACTAAACCCACCAAGTGAGCCTCCATTACCTTTAATATCTCTGTCAATATCTTTCTTCTCATTTTTCCTTTGGCTTTTGAAGTTTTCTTTACCCTTTTTATCTTTAAATGCATCTTTACCAAGTACATCTACCGCTTTTTGTTTCTTACCTGCAACATTAACTACAGTTGTAGGTCGCATGTCATGTTTACCCTTATAACTGGCCAAAGCTTCTTTGCTTGAAAATTCTATTTCATTCAACTTTACTTCTTTTAAAAAACCTTCTCCGGGTTGTGTCCAACTGCTTTCGTATTTCATAATTGTTATCTCTGAACGTGAGTAGAACTAGCTACTTTACCTTTTATTTTCCAATCTGTTAATTGTTTTTTTATCATTTGTTCAAAATTAAATGTATCAGTTCCAGAACCTGGATTACTTATAAAGACAGTACTACCTTTAACTGAAACTCTTTTTTCAGCGTCTCTAGATGCTGAACTAAATTTTTTATTTTTTCTTTCAGTCTTTATTAGATCAGGTAGCCAATTTGCTAATTTTTTGGCCTGACTAGAATTTAACCCTGTTACATTAACATTAGCAACAGCTTCTTGAACATTTACAAACCCTTCTCCTGGCTGTGTCCAACTGCTTTCGTATTTCATATACTATTCCTCTGAATTTTCTTGTTGATTTAACCAATCAAGTTGCGCTTCAACACGCTTCAAATCAATAGCATCTAGTTGTTTATCTTGCATTATACTTTTAAAAGTATCTCCAGCTTCTATATTATCACCGGAAGTTACTTGATTAACAAATTCTCTTGCTTTTTTAACCATCATTTACTCCATTACTTCACAAGATATTAATAATCTTGTCTTTCATCTCCTGTAGAATCCGAAGAATCATCTCCAGCTCCCTGATCATCTCCACCCGTATCCCAATCATCAGGATCTGGTAAATCATCATCAGGCCCTAATCCTACAGCGCCTTGTTTCTTAATTTCTTTATCAATTGCTACTATATCATCTTCAGATTGTCTAAGAACATTCTTTCTTATCCATTGTTCTGAGAAATACTTACCAACATATTGATCCATCACATCCAGAGTACCGATTCTTTCTCTCAATATCTCTGCATCTTTGAGTTCTACAAAATGACCATCTTTTTGAAAGTCATAAGATATATACTCTTTCATCTTTGCCCAATCATCTTCTGTTATCAAATTTTTCAACAGAAGTTGAGTTCTCAAAATATCATCAAACAGTCTAGAAAATTTAAGTCTAAGTCTATCTACAAATCTAGCAAACTTAACTTCATCTCTAGAAATCTCAGTCGCTCTACCTATCGCGAATGCTGTCTCGGTTTCTAATCTAGAAATTGGAACATTTAATGATTTGTACAATTTCTTTTGAAAATATAAAATATCTTCAATTTCTCCGAGATTTTGTCCACCTGGTAAAGTAGTAATCTCTGTTCCTCTTCCACCTTCTCGTCTAGGTAACCAGAAATCTTCCAGCATATTCATATGCTTTCTGTCATCTTTTATCTCACCTGTGTCAGCGTTATACACCAACTTGTTACGATAACTAGTTTGTACTTCTTTCAAGTACTGTTCAGCTCTCGCTTTAGGTAAGTTACCTACATCAATGTAGAAGATTCTTCTTTCAGGTGCTCTTGATATCCTATAAATAACAAGTGCATCTTCCAACATTCTTAGTTGGTTTACGATCTTCATGGCCTTATGCATGTAACCAACTACCATTGTCTTGTTGTAATCAAGTAACCCTGAAGTTATATGACATACAGCGTCATTGTGTATTCTAATAGTTTGGCCTGTATTATTACCAGACTTATCAAAGCCCTCATCATTAAAGATATAATATTCTTCTATACCTTTAACTAATTCAACCTGAGAATCACCATCTTTCACCTTTTCGACCTCACGAATCTTACGAATCTTTTGTGGGTCAATGGGTCGTAACCCTTGAATTCCTTTCTTCGGACTTTTAGGATCAACCATCTTATGATAATACAATCTTCCATCAACATACCATTTTCTGTATATGTCATGGGACAATTCCCTAAATCCTAATAATGTAAGAACTTCATCAAATTCATCACGAATTTTCTTTTTAGTAGCGTCCGGTATTTTATTAACTCTATCTAAGTTAATAGACACCGGACCTTCTAAATCGTTTGTAGATATTGATTCATTTACAATATCTTCAATTGCGCTATCACATTCTGGAACTAAGGCCATTGTTCTATATCTAGCAACTAGGTCGGCTTCGGTTTTAATCCCGCCTTCCATGTCGATAAACTGTCCAATGACTCCACCTGTTGCAGCAAAGCCCCCCATTCCGAGGTCTTTACCAATCTCAATGACGGCTCCGTCATTGGAAGGTGGAACGAAACTACGTGCTTTAGTTTCGCTCGACTTCCGTTTTATCTCGTATCCAAATAGTTCCATATTATATATTTATACCCCACTTAAAGGAACCCTTTTTAAAGAGTTCGTTCAAAATGTGAATATGAAAAGCTACAGGTGAATTCTTCAATTGCATCTGTACCACTTGCATCCAAACCGATATCACCTAAAGTAGATGGCCACATATTATAAAACTCATAAGTAGCTATATCTTGATCATCTCTACCTAATTGAGTAACACTAGCTCTATCTACCATATAATCATAACCAGTTGGACCTATAGAAGAATTCAATGGAACAATATCTTCCATCCATTCTTCAAGACCTCTTCTAGCTGAGAAAGAAGTATCATTATAGATCGCTACTTCCCAGTTTGCAAAGGTTCTATCTCCAGCCAGTTTCACTATCATGCCTCGGAAATTAACGGGCGTTTCCGCGATCGTTTGTCCTGGCAAGGCAGCTGTCTTACATAGAAATTCGATAGCGTTACCAGTTCTTGGAATATAGACTCTAAATCTATTAGCTCTTGGTCCTGCCCCAAGGAGATTTGCTTTAAATTCATTTATACTTGACATTTTTCAATCCTCCCTTAAGCGCCTGCGCCATAGACTTCATCAAAGTCTACACCTGATCTGCTGGCTACGAATGTTAATGTTATGAAATTGATACTTCTAGCAGGTTTCACGAAGATACTTGCTACGAATTGATTTGTATCAATTACGGCCTGGTTGTTATTTGTTTCATCACAAATAACTTTATAGTCATAAATTCCTCTACGACCTTGTACTTCTCTCAAGAAAGGTTCTACAGCTGCTCTAAAGTTAGCTCTTGTGAATGCATCGTTGAATTCAAAGAGTTGTGCTCGAGCTGAAAGTGAAATTGCTTTCTCTAAAGTAATGAACAATCTACGAACATTGATTCTACTGAATGCACTGCCGTCAGTAGCTGCTAGTGTTTTATCACCAAACAACATTGTTCCTTGTCCTGGAAATGTAACAATTGGATTAACTTTATTCTTATAAAGCATGTCTCTGTCTGCTTTATTTGGATTATAAGCTAATTTAGTTACTCCAAAAATTTGACCCCGATTCATGCCTGCTGGTGAAAACCAACTGTCATTTGAATAATCAGTTCTAGCACACAGTCCTGCTGTGGCTCCGTTTGCTGGTACATAGACATATCTGTCATTATACCTATCATAAATGTATAACCAGTTGCTATCCATAACTGCGTATGAACTGCTATTCATTGTTCCTGTAGTAGTCTTAGCATTAACTGCTCCAGATACTCCAGAATCTACAACGTCAGACCTAATTGGAGAAAAGAATACTACTACATCCTTTCTCTTGTCTGCGATTGCTGTTAATTGGTTATAATACGTTGTTGCTTCGGCTCTCGTTGCAACATCCGCTCCCGATCCGTTATCGGCTAATGGTGTGCCTGCGACCATCAGAGCTATGTCTGTATTGTCTGCACTACCAAAATGTGTATCCCATGCTGTAATTTTTTGACCTGTAGTTGGTAGACGTTGAGCTGGATATGTTCCAGATCCGTCCATGCCATCAGTAAATGATCTAACTTCTGGTTTATCTCCTGTCCCAAACGCTAAAGCAGATGTCCTTTGAGACATATCTGTTCCAGCACTACTGAATGTAGAAGGGTGGTCTAACCAATAAATCCAATCACTTTGACTTTCAATTACATTAACGTAATAGTTAGTTGCACCAAAATCGTCTTTTGCGTCAGAACCTTTAGATACTTTTTCAAATTTTTCTAAAACTGTACCTACAACTCCTGAAACTTTTCCGTCTTCATCAATTACAACAACATGCATTTCATCAAACGTAATGGCTGATGATTGTGCTGCTGCGTAAGTTGATGTACCTGGTGTACCACTGAATAAGTTTGCAAATTCCCATTCTCTAGTTACAGTAGCCCCACTTGCAACAGCTGAAACTAATCCTAAATTAGAATCATTTTCCTGTGCAATAGTGAGATCACCAGCGCCAGTAGAACCTGAATCGAAAGCGATTGCAGATACTTTATATCTATTAAGGTCAGTCCCAATCGCAGTGATAATATCACCTACTGCAAATTGTTGGGCTTGTGTAACTCCAATAGTTTTCAAACCGAGTGCTGAAGTAGCATTGGTTTGATACTGTGCTGTTGTACCAGAAAGTGCATCAGATGCTTCAAAAGCACGTGATCCACCACAAGAACTAATTTTTAAACTGTTACCTAAATGGCCTGCATATCTAGCGCCGTATTCACCGACACTTGCAGAACCATCATTATAGTTATCACGATAATGAGTTAAGTTTTTAATTAATAAACTTTGTCCTGATGTTGTTGTTGCATTAACTTGTCCTGTTACTGGACAACGAACTACTTTTAAGTCAATTCCATAGTCTAAAAACATCGCTGCAGGGAAAAAATTCTCCGCGTAACGATTTGTATTAGCTACAGGTTCTCCAAATATAGTAGCAAGTTGTCTTCCAGAAGTTATTGTTGTGACTTGATCAACTGGTCCCCAGCCAAAATGTCCAACATAAGCTCCAGTAGAACTTGATACCGCAGGAATAACATTAGTAGCATCTATCTCTTGAACCTGTATTCCAGGCGAAACTTGAAATGCCATAATTTTATCTCCTATTAAATTTTTATAAGCTTATAAAAATAAATTTATATGACAAGATTATTCTCATCATTAAACAGTATTTATAATTTAGTAAACTTTGGTATCTCCAACAACAGTCCAAACATCACCACCTTCGACATATACGTCTGGTTCCATCTCAGGTTTTGAAAAAATTCCGGGTGGAACTATATCATCTTCAATCTGTTTTTGTTGTTCGTCATACAATAATTTCTTTAATTCTAAATCTGTTAAACTTTCAAAAAATGGTGTTGTTATAAACCATGAAAATAACACCAAATTCATTACTAAATCATCATGATTGCCACCATCGGCCTCCCATGACGATCCTTTTCCTACAAATGTTATTAATTCATTGATTGTGAATTTATCTACTATTTGTAACTTTTTTTCTTCCATGACTTCTTTAAGTGTCGCACATCCTCTGTGTTTAGTCTTTTTAGTCATAGTAACACCAATTCCTGATGCTTTTACTGTTGATTGTGTAAATACATGCTCATATTCAATATCATAATAAAGTTGATTACATACAATCTGTCCTTGATTATTATTTTCTATAATAACTAATGCATCGTTATACATCTTAGCAAACCTATGAATGATGTCAGGAAATAGTAATGGAGATATCATATTATCTCTATAGATAGCTACCTGTTTAAATGGATCTCCTGTTATATCTATAATTGAAAATGTTGAATAATCTTGACCTCTACCTTGAGCGGTATCAACACACATAATATAAATGTGATCTTTGAAAGGTTCTTCATATAAATATGTGTTTTGTTTAAACCAAACAGGTTCATGTGCCTGTAATCCTAATAATGTATTTGCATTGATAAGAGTATTACCTGTTCCTAAGAATGAATTACCAAATTCTTGTTCAAATTGTAGTTCAGAAGTATTTGCTATTGTCATCTTTTTCCATGCATCATCTCTACCAGGAACATCTCTCCAGTGTACTTTAAAATCTTTGTATTCGTTTTTTTCTTGAACTGCCCCTTCATAAAGCTTATGATACATATTTCCTATACCATTTGCTGTAGATGTAATGATAACTTTTGATTGACCACCAGATGTTACAACAGGATATGTTGATGTATAGAACTGTTCGGCATTTTCTACAAACGCAAACTCATCAAGATACAACAAATTTACAGACAACCCACGAATTGAGTTAGCTCCTGTTGCAGAAGCTATAATTCGACTTTCGTTTTCAAATTCTATTGAACCTCTGTTTAATACTTTTGTGCCTGGTTGTAAGAAAAACGGAACATGCTCTAACATAGTTGTAATTCTAGTCAACATTTCTCTGGCAATTGCACCTTTGTTTGCTAGAATAGCTATAGTTTGTTCAGGTTGGAATAATAGATACCAAAGAAGAAAAGCGCAAGCTGTAATAGATTTACCAGATTGTCTACATGCTAAAACAACACTAAATCTGTTTTCGTCAAAATGTTCTATAAGTTCTCTTTGATAACCATATAGTTTAAAATGAATTAACCCCTCATCAAGAGAAATAATTTTTACATAGTTTTCTATAAAATGTATGGGACTTTCCATACATTTTTTGTATTCTAATATCTGTTCTTCTGTCCACTCAGCCTCAACACCAACTCTTTTGACATTGATATTACCGAGATAACCTTCATTCTTGTGCATGATTCTTTAATAGTCTTTGTAATTCTGTTGACGAACCAACAAACAGATTGTTTTGTACTTTGTTAGGCATATTATTATCTTTATCTAACTCTTTCATTTTAGCTTGTAAATCTATCAATTTTTCTGTTGTTTCACTAACAGTCTTGATTAATTGTCCAGCCACTTCATATACTCTTGGGTGTTCTGACTCTTTGGCTATGTCTAGAATGCCCTCTATTGCGTCCTGACCGCGTTCTACAAGACCGTAAAACACTTCCCGACTGTATTTGTAGTCTGAAGTTTGTTCTTCGGTTTTAGAATGGTTACTTTTAGTTAAAGTAGGAAGATTTTTCTCAACTTTAACTATTTCTCCTTGAATATCAAGAAGTTCGTCTAATCTTTCATCAACTTTACTCATACTATGTATTTATGATTATTTAGGATCGCTAGATTTATCGTCAGAATATGTTACTGTCGGTTGTTCAAAGAAATCAGTTGTTTCATTGTATGTAAATGTAGCATCAGGGTCTGCATCAGTAGGATTTGGAGTTATAACCTGTTCTCCAACTCTACCTGCTGTATCTGTATTTGAAATTTTACCACCACCTGATTCTATATAAGTTCTAGCTTTAACTGTTCTGATAATTTCTGAATCTGTAACTGGTCCATAAATGTAATTTTTCATAGTAAAACTAAGAGTATATGTTAAACTTTGTCTAGTAGTAAAATCACCTTCATATTCATCAGTTTGAGATACATTTGTTAAAATAATAGGAATGTCTCTTGTTTCATTCATATCTGGAACTGTATGAATTGTAACTGTATAATCAGGTGTAAAATAAGGAAATATTTGTTCTATAATTTGTAATCCATCGTCAGTATTTTTTACTAATATACTTAACTCAAATCCTAAATTATAAGGAGCTGGTGCATATTGATATTGCATTACTGTTGGGTCTGAAGTATTAGCTTTCTTATATTGTGTCTTTTTAGATAATTTTCTAACAGCATCATATTCAATAGAAGATATTTCAAAGGCCATTCGTGGTAATGATATTGCCGTTCTAGGAGTTCCACTAAGTCCTAAATCGGCCTCTTGTTGTAATCTTGCGATCCATTTTTTTCTAGGTCCATATGCTAAAGGAACCTTCATTGTAGTTCCATCAGCTCTTTTAATACTGATATTATTAAACAATGTACCAAAAACTGATACACTTCGTTTGATTGTTTCGTGATAAAAATGATTTCCAAACATTATGTGGCCTCCCCAAATGGATTACCTTCAGAGAAATCTATAATTCCGTCAGCATCAGTTTCTAAATCAAGATTAAATGCCCCCGCATCAGTAGATAATGTTAAGTCACTAGCAATTGATGTAATGCTTCTTCTTGAAGCTAATTCGTCTTCTACTACTATATGATCAAACTCTGTAGAGTCAACTGCTGTTCCAGATTCAAGTAAGAATGAGTTACTATCAGCATCAATTATGTTATCTGTTCCTGTAGTTCCATCTGTTATATATGATGGGATAGCTATTTCAGCTGTATGATCTTCAAAATTAATAAAGTATCCTTCTTGTCCTGCACCCGACATTACAATTCTATCTCCTTCAGAAGTGACTTCCATTTCAATAAATCCTAAAGTAGTATCTGTTGTTAAGAAAGTATTATATGTCGCAGGATCTCCTGTGTCTGTTGTTTTGATTGAAGATACTGTTAATTTGTTTGTATTTTCACTCCAAGATGATACAACACCTGATATAATTATACCAGGATATACCATTTGAGAAATACTTTCTCCTTTTACAAAATCTCTTAAAGTAGGAGTATTTGCCAAAGTTAATTCTAGGGCCGCTGCTTGGGCCAATTCAATATTAGTATCAAGAACATCAATTTCAGTATCAAACTTCTCACCTGAGTATTCAAATAAGTCACAACTCAGTTTAAATACAAACAATTTACCTAATTGATAAAATGGATTTTCATGTTCTACAAATTTTATCTCAAATAAACTTTTTGATAATGGAAAGTAGATACAATCTCCTTCATTAGGTCTTAATCCTGTTGCAAGATTAGCATCTAATGAAACAAATCGTTCCCAAGTCCTTCTTGATATAACAAATGTAGCTGAATCTCTTACTTCTACACCAAACTTAGAATATAAATCTCCTTCACCTTCAAAACCTTCAACTCCTTCAAGATACATTTCAACTTCATATGCATCGTCAAAAGTAGAGTTTGTGGCCTCTCCAAGTATTGTGTCTTCATTTACTATAGTTCTAGGTAAATAATAACAGTTGTGTCCATACATGCGTAAAGATTCAACAACTAAATCTTCTACAAGATTTTGTTCAGATTTTACTGCTTGATTAAAAAATACGTTTGTTGGCATATTATCCTTCTAGTGTAGCTATTCTAGCTTCTAATTCATCATTCTTTGCTGAAAGTTCTTGTACTGCTTTTATAAGTGGATGTACAAACATCTCTTGAGATATACCTTGTAATTCTACCTCGTTTTCTGTAGTTGTGTGGCCACCAAAATCTGTTATACCCTGAGCATCTAATACTGTTTTAACTTCTTGTGCGATAAGTCCATACATTTTATCAGTATGAACAGGTATTCCTAATGAATCTGTTTCATCATAATCTGGTAGTGAAGAATCAATTTCAGATTTTAGTTTAAATTTAAATGTGACTGGTCTTAAAGCTTTAATAAAAGTTAATCCTAAATCAGTATTGTCTTGTATATCTTTTTTATATCTTTCATCTGATATCCTTGTCCAAGAAGCATTGGTTGTAAAAGCATTCCAAACTCTATTATCTCCAGCACCTGAACCTACAGTAATTCTAGATTGACCTGTACTAATACAGTCCTCTCCGATTGCAATTTGATATGCACCAGTTCCAGTACTTACATCTGTTCTTTGGCCAAGCATAGTATTTCTATATCCACTGGTAATACTATCTCCAGCCATGATACCAATAGCAACATTTAAAGTTCCTGTCGCAGAGCCAACTCCTCTTAAAGCGTGTTTACCAATAGCTGTATTTCCATCGCCGGTCATATTTTCTAGTGCTTCGAAGCCTACAGCTGTAGAATCATTTCCATTGGTGAAATCCTTCAACGCGCCCATCCCAACAGCAGTACAATCATTAGCGCCGTTAGCGGTTATCATAGCACTTTGTCCGATTGCTACATTTTCCGATCCTGTCTGTTGAGCTTTCAAGGCATCATTACCAATAACAGTATTATAACTAGCTGAGACACTTGCGGCCATTGCCTGTGAACCCATAGCACAATTATTAGCTCCTGTTTGGTTAAGAGCTAAAGTATTATAACCAACGGCCGTACAATTACCTGCGGAGGTATTAGTATATAAAGCTTTAAAACCAACTGCTGTGTTACCGTGATTTGTATTATATTTTAATGCTGTATAACCAACGGCTGTGTTACCAGTACCGGTTTGATTTGTCAGCGAAGCTTCAAACCCCACAGCTACGTTAGCGTTAGCAGTACTGTTTGCGTATAAAGCTTGATAACCAAAGGCCGTATTTTGTTCGCCTGTAGAGCTTGATAAAGCTTCAGTACCTACAGCAGTACTACTATTTGTTGTTTGGACTTGAGATAAAGCATACCTACCAATTGCTACGTTCCAATCGCCTGTGGTATTAGCGTCTAAAGCATAACTACCCACAGCGACATTAGCATAACCGTCGGTGGTAAGTGCACCCGCTTCACTGCCTATAAAAACACAATCGTAGCCTGAAGATAAATCATTTCCTGTATTTTTTCCTACGCAAACATTACGATTTCCAGTTTTATCGTTTGCACCACCCATAGAATATATACCTATAGCGATATTATCATTTGATGTTGTTATTTTTCTACCACCATCATATCCTATACCTATATTACCTTGTCCTGTGGTAATACCAAATAAACTTTTCCAACCTAATGAAGCATTATAGTCTTGTCCATTTCCAGTATATTGTGATTGATAACCCACTGCAGTATTATTATGACCTGTTTGATTTGTATATAAAACGTCTTTAC